CCCCCGGATGGAGCGCGCCCGCGTGAGGTTTAGCTGGAGTGCGTGATCAGGCCGCCGACGGCACCGGTCGCCATCAACCCGGTGGTCATGCGCTGCAACGCGCGGACGAGAATCTCATCCGTGGTGAAGCCCGCCTCGGTGCTCGTGGCGAACCGCATCGCGCCGCGCAGGCCGAGATACATGAAGCTCACGTCGCCGAAGAGGACGTGAACGGTGCTCACCGCGTCGCTCGTGGTGTACACCGGCATCACATCGACCCACCGGATCGGGAAGCCGTCGAGCGTCGGGCCGGTCATGAACGGCTGCGCACCGTTGCCGGCGATCTGCGCGTTCGGGTTGTAAGGCCGGTTGCCCGACGTGTTGAACGTGTTCAGGAGCGCCTCGAAGCTCGGGTGCAGGTAGTAGGCGCCGACCCGCAGCGCGGAGGCGTCGCAGATGCCGCGCAGGGTGCGGAAGTGCGCGAGCGTGAATTCGCTGGGCGAACCCAGCGTGCCGGAGACGGTCGTCTTCGAGTTGGTCACCACATTTTTCGTGAGCCCCTCGGCGGTGCCGTTGATGCCGGACCCCGCGCCGGTGCTGCGGAAGACCTGGTAATCTTCCGTGTAGGCCATCTGCCGGGCCGCATAGCGCGCCAGGAACTGGCCGATGGGAACGATGGAGTCCTCGTCCAGTTCCGACGGCAGCCGCACCAGTCCGCCGAACTTCTCAGCGGTGAAGGTGACGAACTCGGTTGCCGGCGACTTCTCGGTGACCGTGCCCGAGGCGTCGATCAACCCGAAGGTCGGGTCGGTCTTGAGCCGGGGCAGTTTCACCGTGGCACCGCCGAGCGGCATGACGGTGGCCCATTGCCGGGCCGCGCCGAACTGGCCGACCAGATCGGAGACGTCGCCGCTGTAAACCTCGGGCAGCGGGATGTCAGAGGCGCTGAGGGCGGTGCGCATCTCCACGCCCGCGAGGTCTTTGTAGAGACCCTCGGCGTGCTCGCGCATCTTGCCGCTGATCTGGCCGCCCTTGACGCCGAGCGCCAGAGCGATCACGCCCAGGTGCCGGGCGCAGTCCACCGACACTTCGCCGTGCCGGGCCGGCCCGGAGCGACGGCCCTTGAGCGCGAGCTGCTCGCGCCGGAGGGTGTCGAGATTCTTGCGAATCTCCTCGGTGCTGTCGGCGACCTTGCCGAGTTCGGCCTTGAAGCTCTCGCTCGCCGCCTTGCTGTCGGCGTCGAGCTGGGTCAGCCGCTTGTCGAGCGCCTTGCGCTCGGTGAGGATCGGTTCAAGGTCTTTTCGCAGACCTTCGAGTTCAACTTGTAATTCTTTCATGTCAGTTCGTTATTTCTTGAGCGCCGCGCGCAGGCTGGCGATGTCCGCCGCGAGCAGTTCGCGCCGCAGGTTGATCAACTCCTGGGTGAGTGCCTCCTGCCCGGCATGGTCAGCGGTCACGTCCGGGCTCGACTGGTGACTCGTGGCTGCGTTGGAGAGCGCGGCGCGCAGGAGTTCGTGCGCGTCGCGTAAATCAGCTTGTGCCACCGCGCCGGACTTAAGGCCGAGCGCGAGGGCGTTGGGGTTGGCGGGAATGCTCACCGCCGAAAGTTCAAGGAGTTCCTGGCTGGTAAACCGCCGCCGGAAGCCGCTGTTCTTTCCGCCGTCCTGCCATTCGCGCGGCACGAAGCCCACGCTAACGGCGTTGAGAAACTTGCCGCGATACAGCCCGTGCGCGATGCGCGCCATCGGGTTGATCTCGACCGCGAACTCGATCCGCTGGATCAGCCGGCCGTCGCGGACCTCGTGCAGCACGCTCTTGCCGAGGGTGTGCATGATGTCGCCGTACTGGTGCGCGTTCTGGAACACGGGGTTCTTCCGGTAGTTCGCCAGATCCCAGCCGTCCGCGCCGATCACTTCCTGGTAGCGGTCCACGGTTTCGTCGCTGGCCACGAACTCGATCTGCGCGTTGAAGCCGGACACCTCGCGAATCTCGGGGTGCAGGAGCGACCGCAGACCGTCGCGGCCGTCGCTCAATTTGATGAGGCGACCGGTAAAGTGGGGGGTGAGATCAGTGTTCATGGCTTAACCCTCTTGCAAAACGCCGGGAACCGATTGCAAAACGACGATCCGCCGCGCCGGACGTTGTTGTCCGGGTCGGGGCTCCGGCCCCGCAAAAACGATTTGTGCGCGTCGGTGGTCATGGCGTCTGCGAGCTTGCCGCCGCCTTCTGCTCCGCCGCCACAAAAGCGGCGAAGTCCAAATGGCTGGCGGGCGCGGCCTTCACGTCGTCCGGATCGAGCACGGCGTACATGAAGCACCGGCAGTTGATGACCTCGCCGGGCGGGCCGGACGGATCGCCGGGGTGCATGAGGCCGTTCGAGAAACGTTGCGTGCTGGGGATCGGTCCCTCGGCCTCGGCGCGGAGATGGGTGGAGCGCACGTCCGGCAGCTTGCTTGTGCTCCACGCCTTGTATTCGATGCCCAGCTCTTCGAGGCCCGCCTGGCGGCCGGCGTTGATCGCGCCCGTGACCTCGGTGCTCGCGATGCTCGCGGCGCGGGCCTGGCCGGCGGCGGAATAAACCGACTGCACGCGGGCAACCATCTGGTCGAACGTCTCGCCCTTGGCCAGCGCGTCGTTGAGCTGGCTCTGGATCGCCTTGAAGGTCGTCTCGTTGACCTCGTTGAGCTTGTTCGCCCGTTGCAAAAGGAATTCCTGGGCGCGATGCGGCGGCAGCGTGAAGTCCGTGAGCCCGGCCTCATACGCGAGCTGCGCCGCGCCGAACGCCATGTTGCGGGATTGCAGCGGCCCGAGCTTGCCCATCAAGGCCGTCAGCTCGAGCTTGAGGTCGAAGAGTTCCTCCCAGGCTTTGGCTTCCGCCACCAGGGCGCGCTGCTCTTCGACGCGCGGCTGCATGGCTTCGAGCTTGGCCAGCACGCGACCCCGCTGCTCGAACAGGTAGCGGTTGACCTTGCCCTGCATCAACTTGATCGGCCCCCGAATGGACCGCAGCCACCGCGACCCCGACGGCGCGCACACATGCGGCTCGGTGGCGGCGAGCATCCGCGCCAACCGCGCCCGCACCGCATCGCCCTCTTCGTCATCCTCCTCGCGTGCCGCGCCGGAGCCGTCTGGCGAAGGCGGGTCTTCCGGCAACTCACCCGGCAATTGCATGCCGACTCCGAACTCATCCGCGCGTTGCACGGAGAAGGGCAGGTAACCGACCTTGTGCCAGTCGTATTCGTCGAGGCCGAGTTCGAGGGTGCGGTTGAGATCGTTGAACGGCACGCCGATGGACCACAGCTTGATCGCGGAATCGTACCGCGCCCGCGTCGCCGCCTTCATCACCGGCAAAGCTTCCCAGTCAAACCAGCCGTCCGCCGTGGCGTCCATCGCCCGGACGATGATCTCCAGCGCCGCTTCGAGGCGGTCGCCCAGCGGCATCATGGTGTTCTCAATGAAGTTCAGCCGGGCGCTTTCGCCGACGCTGCGGTTCGCGTCCTCGGTGTAGCCGGCCAGTTCCTGGGGGACGCCGAACACCGCAAAGATTTCCTGCCGGTTGAACTTCCGGTTTTCCAGGAACTGCATGTCCGCCGCGTTGATCGTCGGCTTCTCGACCTTCGCGCCGCCGTGCAGGAAGAGCGGGCGATCGGCGGTGCCGGCCTTGCACTTGCGTTCGCGGAGCGCGCCCTTGATCTGCTCGATCTGCTCGTTCGCCAGCACCTGGTCGGTGGTGATGATGACGCCGGTGTCGGCGTTGTTGAGCATGAGCCCTTTTTGAAACTGCGCGCTCGCGTAGTCCGTCTGCGCGGGAAGGCTCGCAGCCGAGAGCGGCGACAACCCGCGCCAGGGATCGAAGGGGTTCGGCCGGCGGATGTGCAACAGGTCCGTCGGCAGGAAGTACATCGAGGGATGCGCGTCCTGGGGGCTGCCGTTGTATTGCCAGCCGGCGAGCATCGAGTCGTGGACGATGTGCCGGAAGCGGTCGGGATTCAGGATCAGCAGTTGCGCGATCTGCCCGCGGCCCGGTGCGGCGTTGAGGCTCACGACCCCGCCCCGTCGGTCGAGCGCCAGGAGAAACGCCTCGCCGCGCAAGTCGAGCCACACGGACACCAGCTCCCAAAACGCAAACCGATCATGGCGCGGATGCGGCCGGCGGAACAATTCGACGAGCGGCCCGGTCTCGATCTCGGTCTCGCCGTCGCCCGCGTCGCGGGTCAGCTTGAACGGCACGCCCGCGAGTTGCTCCGCTTTGCGTTGCACGGCGGTGTAAACCCACACCGATTGCTGGTAGGCGTTGGTGAGCTGCGCGCCGCCGGAGTCGAGGTCGTCCCCGCGCGCCCACGCCTGCCAGAATGGCGTCATGGATTTGCCGGTGATGGCCGACCAGGCTTGGCGGATGTTGGACAGGATGTTCACCAGACGAATGCCTCCACTTTGGTTTTGATCGCGGCGGCGTGTTGCCGGAGGGCCTTCGCCCAAAAGCGATCGCAGTGCGAATCCTCCGACTCGCCGACGAACCGCAGGTTGCCGCTGCTCGTGACTTCCTTCTTGATTCCCCGCAGATCGTTGCGCAGGTGCGCGTCATGCGCCGGGATGCGCAGCATCTTGTCCTCAAAGTCCGTCCGCAGGCCGAACGCGATCTCCTCCTTGAACGACGCCGTGAAGGTGCAGCCCTCGGCCTTGTGGCCGTGCGTCTCCTTGAGTTCCTC